CCTTAAGGTATATGTTGATCCATATGCTTCAACTGACTATGCTACTGTTGGTTATAAGGGTGCTTCCCCATATGACGCTGGTATGTTCTACGCACCATACGTGCCTCTCACAATGGTTCGCGCCGTTGGAGAGAACAGCTTCCAGCCTAAGATTGCATTCAAGACACGTTATGGTCTTTGTGCTAACCCAATTACTGGAGTAGTTGATGGATCTATCGGTACTTCCGGTAGCAACCCATACTACCGTACATTCCGCGTTAAGAACATTAACATTGGCGGAACAAGCTAATAGGGTTTAAAACCTAAATTTAAGAGGGTCCTCGAAAGGGGGCCCTCTTTTTTTTATAAATAGAATTATGGCTGAGAACAATTTGACATCTAACACCAATCTTCTTTCTCCTGTTGGTTTTAAGCTTACAATTAACCGGCAAAAGTATGCTAACACTGAGTACTTTATAACAAACTTTAGCATACCTGAGATCACCGCTGGTGAAGTTCAAATGAATTTTAGAGGAGGCATTTCATATCAAACAAGCGAAACTCGTCAATTCGGAGGGTTGAGTTTAAGGTTTGCTATTGATGAAGATATGAAAAACTATACAGAAATATATGATTGGATGAAGGATAATACTGAAAAGTACGAAGTTGCCGACATGATTCTTTCAGTCATGTCTAGCCACAATACTGTGAATAAGCAATTTCAATTTAAGAATGCATTCCCTACTTCTTTGAGCGGTGTAGATTTTAACGTACAGTCAAATGATGTAGAATATGCACAGGCTGATGTTGCCTTTAGATATGATGAATTCCTAATCATAAAATAGGAATAAATAATACTATATGATGGATTTGAATGATATTTTAATGATGTGGAAAAAGGATGCTGTTATTGATGACGTATGCCTTGACGACGAAACGATTAAATCTTCCAAACTGCACGCAAAATACCTAGAGCTTTTTTCTATGGCAAAACTAATGCTTAAGAAAAAAGAAATGGAGTATGGATCTATGAAAAAAGATAAGTGGCTTTATTACAATGGGAAGATGACTAAAGATGACATGGATAGAAACAAATGGAAATATGATCCGTTTGATGGAATGTCTAAGCCGATGAAGTCTGATATGGATATGTACTATTCTACTGACGAAGATCTTGTAAAAATAAAAGCACAGCTCGATTACCAGAAAACAATTATTGAAACACTGGAAGAAATCATGGGAAATATTAGATGGCGCCACACCCATGTTAAAAACATATTGGAATTTAAGAAGTTTACTTCTGGAATGTAATGTTAACAGCTTATAAAAAAGACGAATCTAAAGTGCTTCTTAGATCAGATGATTCTGGCATTCTGATGGAGCTTAGCGAATATTTTACTTTCTATGCGGAAGGGTATAAGTTTATGCCTGCTTATAGGAATAAACTGTGGGATGGCAAAATCCGCCTTTTTGATTCTAGATCCCAAACTATTCCATATGGTTTAATGAAAAGAGTTGCTGAATTTTGCTATGAAAGAGGATACAAACTTGTATATGACGAAACCTTAAAGAATCACAGTTTTTACGAGAGAGGAGATCTTGAAAAATTTATTAATGAATCTACCATAAGTCTTAAAGATAAATTGATTAAACCAAGAGACTACCAACTTGATGCATTTGTTCACGGTATACAAAATAAAAGAGCAATATTAATTTCGCCGACGGGGTCAGGAAAATCTCTTATTATCTACATGATGATGAGACACTATCTTAGCCATGAGATGGATAAAAAGGTGCTAGTTGTAGTACCAACTACTTCCTTAGTTGAGCAAATGTATAAAGATTTCGAATCTTACTCGTGGCAAGATGAATCGTTTGACGTTGAAGATGATGTCCATCGTATATATTCAGGTAAAGAAAAGATTAACTTTGAGGCCTCTGTTGTAATTACTACTTGGCAAAGTGCTATTAAACTTCCGCTTTCATGGTTTTCAGAATATGGTATGGTTATAGGAGACGAAGCTCACACATTTAAAGCTAAATCTCTCACTACAATAATGAACCGATTAGTGAATGCTGGTTTTAGAATTGGTACAACAGGAACTATCGATGACGCTATTTCAAACAAGATGACTCTAGAGGGAAACTTTGGTCCTGTATATAAAGTTACTACAACAAAAGAATTGATTGATGCTGATACGCTTGCACAGCTTACAATTCAATGCTTAGTGTTAAAATACAGCGATGAAGAACGTAAAGCATGCAAGGGGCTTAAGTATCAAGACGAAATAGATCATATCGTAAGTCACGAAAAAAGGAATAGATTCATCGTTAACTTAACGTGTGACCAACAAGGAAATTCATTGGTTCTTTATAATTTAGTTGAAAAACATGGTAAGCCGTTATATAACTCTTTCGTAGAAAAGCTTAAAGGTACTGGTAGAAAAGTGTTCTTTGTTTCTGGAGCAGTTAATGCAGATGAAAGGGAAAAAATCCGGGAGGTTACTGAACAGGAAAAGAACGCTGTAATTGTTGCTAGTGTAGGGACGTTTTCTACAGGTATAAATATAGTTAACCTGCACAACATTATGTTTGCTTCTCCGACAAAATCACAAATACGTGTTTTACAGTCGATTGGGCGCGGACTGAGAAAAACAGAAGATGGGCAAGGAACAACGATATATGATCTAGCCGATGACCTTTCATGGAAAAAGAAAAAGAATTACACGCTAAACCATGCAATAGAACGCGTAAAAATATACGCTAAAGAAAAATTTAAATATAAAATATACGAAGTACCACTATGAATGAAGCGCTGAGGGACTACATGAGAGATTTTGACTTGATGGGATATAGGTTGCGTGACGGTAGTCATATTATAGCGAACGAAGAGAAATATGATTCGGCGCATCATGCATTCTACGTATCATCAGCGGTACAAGTAAATATTAGCGATGATGGTAAGGCTTTCTTCTCTCCCTGGTTAATAACAGGTGATGAAGAGCAAATAAGAATACTAAACACACATATTATAGCTTCTGCCCCTCCAGTTGAAGATATTAAAATACAATACCACAGATATATTATATCAAGTAATTTGCATGGTGCACTTACTAAAAAGGAGATAGGAACTGTATTAGATCAATTATTTTATGACGAACTTGATAATCTAGACAATACAGAAATTGATGGTGGTGTATTTGATGAATACACATCACTTGAACCAAAGACTTTAGAATGGAGAAAACAATGGAAACCGTATGACAATTGAGGTTTTTTGTTATTCTAAGAATATTATACACAGAAGTGTAAACTATGTAAATAAAAAAATACACTGAGATGCAAATATATTATGTACATCCGCGTCATAACAGTGTAGAATATGACTACAGATTATGAAAAAGAAAGCTAACGAAAGACCACATTACGTGAACAACAAGCAGTTTTCTGGAGCAGTTGTTGACTATGTGAATTCAGCGAATGAAGCTCGTAGCAAGGAAGAGGAGGAACCTATTATTACTGAATATATCGGTACATGCTTCTTGAAAATTGCCGAGGGCCTTTCGCACAAACCAAACTTTTCTGGATATACATACCGAGAAGAAATGGTAATGGATGCCGTAGAAAACTGTATTAAGGCTATTATGAATTATGACGTAAAGAAAGCAACACGCACTGGTTTACCTAATGCCTTTGCATATTTTACGCAGATTACATATTATGCATTTTTAAGACGAATTGCTAAAGAGAAAAAGCACCAAGATATTAAGGAATTGTACATGGAGCACGCCGGAGCAGAAGGATTCATGCATGTTTCAGGTCACGCTGATGCATCCGGCATTGTCGATAGAGTGAGGTTTAAATCTCAATTAATACGCGACCGCGATTCTGCCATTAAGAACTTTGGCAAGTCTCTTAAAAAGAAGAAGAGATCTAAAAAGAGAATTAGCGGCTTACTTGACGAGTTTTTATAATATGCGCCTGGCTATAATTAACGATACTCATTCAGGTGTAAAGAATGGGTCTGATATTTTCTTAAACTATTCTGCTAAATTTTACGATGAGGTTTTCTTTCCATATCTGTTAAAAAATGACATTCGAGACATTATACATCTTGGTGACTATTTTGATCATCGCAGGTTTGTTAATTTTAAAGTTTTAAAGCATAATTATGAAGTCTTCATTAAGAAGCTTTACGATTATGACATGTACATGGATATCATTCCAGGTAATCACGATGTTTACTATAAAAACACAAATGAATTAAATTCTTTAGAGCAGATTTTAGAGAAATACCACGATAGAATCCGTATTCAAATGAGTCCTACCATTAAGAATATCGGAGGATTGGATATAGGTTTACTCCCATGGATCTGTGAAGATAACCACGACGAATCAATGGAGTTTATCAAAAACTCTAAAGCTTCTATATTAATGGGTCACCTCGAGCTTGGCGGCTTTAAATATATGGGAAATGCTAATATTAAATCTCATGGAATGGATAAATCTATGTTTGATCGATATGATGCCGTTTATTCAGGTCACTATCACACTAAAAGCACGGAAGGCAATGTCACGTATCTCGGTACGCAATACCAATTAACATGGTCAGACGCAAATGATCCTAAATACTTCCATGTGCTTGACACCGAAACTAGAGATTTAGAAGCTGTTAGAAACCCCAACGTTTTATTTCAAAAAATTTACTACGACGAAGATAAAATTCCACCTATAGCTTCTAGTCTAGTAAAGGATACGTATATAAAAGTAATTGTTTCCAATAAAAAAGATCTCTATGTATTCGACAAGTTCATGGAGCAGATATACGACTGTGACCCGTATGAAGT